GTTGATTAACGATGTCTCCGATTGGAGCGTACCAGAAACTTTAAGGTAAACGTATGAACACTAAGTTAAAAGAAGCTTACGATACTGTAATGACTTTTTACGACAGAGTAATTGAAAAGATTGAACACCACCCAGACTTCGCATTGGCTCTTGCTGTTGCAGCCGTTATAGGAGCTTTATTCATCTAATGAAGACCAGCTCTGACGGCCTTGCAATAGTAAAGGCATTCGAAGGTTGTCACAAAGCTGTTAAAGGTCGCCCCGGCTACTTCACCACATATGATGATGGAGTCGGGGTGCTGACCATAGGCTACGGACACACCAATCAACACGAACCTCGCTTTAAAGCAGGAGACATCTGGGACAGAGCTAAGTGTGACGAGGTGCTAGCGCTCGATTTGGAGTCGTTTGAGAAGCACGTATCACGCATGGCACACGTTCCACTAGCTCAACACGAGTTCGACGCTCTGGTTAGCTGGGCGTTCAACACTGGTGGACCTGCGTCTGCGACTTTATGGAAAAGACTGAACGCTGGGAACAAAGATGATGTACCAGCTCAGCTTCTTCGGTGGAATCGAGGCGGTGGTAGAGTTCTTCGGGGGCTAACTCGGCGTAGACAGAGTGAGGCGGCGCTATTCCAAGGCGATTTTGAGGATGCTTTTGGCTACGCAAAGGTTAAACGGCCTGAAAACAGTGCCAAAGACACAATCACACGGACTAACAACCCCAACGATTCAGATGTAGTCGAACCCCCGCCGGGTAAACTCATATCCATACTTTTTAAACTCGTTAACATATTCATTAGGGCATTCAAAAAATGATCTTAGACATCATCAAGCTTGTCCTTCCTGTGTTTGACAGGCTGATACCTGATGTCAACGCCCGTGAGAAGGCGAAGGAGGAACTGACAAAGACCCTCCTAGAGAATCAGACAGCCATTATGTCTGCCATGAAGGACACTATGGCAGCAGATGCTGCTTCTGAGAGCTGGCTTACACGGTCAGCTAGGCCAATTGTGGTCTTGTGGTCACTCGGAATGATCACATGGGTAGTTCTATCTCCCATCTTTAACTTGCAGACTGCAACGCTGACTGCCCTTAGTGGAGTTCCAGCCAGTTTGTGGAACTTGGTTAGCGTCGGTATTGGAGGCTACATGCTAGCTCGCACCGTCGAGAAGGGCATGGCAAATTGGAAAAAGAAGTAGCAGTAGAAGTAGCTGTCTTAGAAGCAGAGCTTAATCACTTACGCAAAGACTTAGACTTAGTAAAAGACGATTTAAGAATTATTAAAGACACGCTCGCTCAAGCAAAAGGTGGCTGGAAGACGTTAATGCTTGTCGCTGGCTTCTCGTCCGTTGTGGGCGCTTTGTTAGCTAAAGCTGCCCCTTGGTTAGCTATAGGACCACGCTGATGAACAAGACTAGAGCGAGCGAAGAGCTGCTAGGCCAGCTCCACGAGGCTGTGACTACAGACCTCCTGCGTCGTGTTAGGGCCGGGGATGCTTCCCCTGCTGAGCTGAACGCTGCAATCAAGCTGCTCCAGAACAACGGCATTGAGGCTATCCTGACTGAAGAGTCGCCACTTAAGGCTTTGATGGACTCTCTGCCCAAGTTTGAGGACGAAGGGGAGTATGCAAACTAATGTGTACAGGACAAACACAAGAGAACCCCTTCGCTCCCAACCCTACAAAAAATTGGCCTAATCAGAATAGCGTAGATATGGCTATTAAAGATCATGAAAGCTATCTTGATCCCATACACAAGTATGTTAACCCTGATTATGCCAAAGAGCAGAATACTAAATATCTGGAAGGACATCTAGCAGCAACACATAATGTGTCACAAGCTATAAGAAGGGGAGACTATGATTTTGAGAAGTTAAAGGGAACTCCAATAAAGCCAGAAACAAGTAAAAGGTTAATGGAGACATACCTTGCTGTTCAAAACAATCCAATAGCTAAATTAGGGTTTGATCCATCTAGAATTTTAGACACAGATAGAAAAACTTTAGCAGGTTATGAGATTCTCACGGCAGGAACATATAATCCTAGCAAAGATTATATATGGGATTCGGGCGCAGATCGCTACACGGCAGTCCACGAAAGCACACACAGAGGTATAAGCACTCTAATTAAAAAC